AAAATAAAACAAAACATCACAACATAACACAAAACAACACATCCTATCTCAAGCTCGCAGACTTTCAAAGCATTTACAAAATCTTTGAAACTTCAAAGCTTTCACTATTCGCAATGGCAACAATCTTGTTCGGTTCTTTCCCAGTTGACATGGCCCCATACTTGAATGGAGTTTCTATGTCACCACCCCCGACACGTTACCTCAGAGCAGCAGAAATTCCTCAACCTGAAGAGGAAGAAAAGATAGATGTCCTTGAAGAATTTTCAAGGCGAGTTAATGCTGAACGATGTAACCGAACCTTCATGAAACAAAAGCACGTAATGAAGGGAAGATACTCTCAATGGGTGAACTTCACCAAACGAGAGTTGCGTGAACAAGCACGCAAGAAAAGGGATGAGGAGGTCAGGAAAATCTTCTTGTCACAACCTGATTCAGTTCTGACTCGCATTTCAATTGCGAGAGGTCCGACACCTAGTGAAGTGGAATCACAAACCCCACCAAGGCGACCACTGAATCGAAGCAAGCGGGTGAAGAAACCGCAAACAATGAAACAAGTCTCAATGGACACAGAGTGCACTGAGGCACTCATTCGTTGCGTGCGTAAAATCGCACGTAAAAATGAACTTACAGTTGAAATTGTAGGCAAGAGAGCCTACAAAATCTCACCGGCCAAGTTCCGCGGCTGCAACATTCCTAGGGTACACGTCCATCACATGGATGGCAAGAAGAGGAGTATCGATCTGAAGATACACCCAAGGGATACTGAATTCCTCAACATATGTATGAGGCAATTCGTCACAAAACAGAGTGTGACCACAGACCAGCTACGAAATGGCGATAGTGGCCTTATGTTCCTTCGAAACAATGTTATGGGAACCATTAGCCGATCTCGCGACTGGTTTATTGTTAGAGGTTCGCACGAAGGAAAATTGTATGACGCAACAATTCGCGTGACAGACGCAGTACGTCGCACAATGAACCATTATTCGGTTGCTGAGACGTTTTGGAGAGGATTCAACAGTTGGTTCCTCAAACACAAAGCAACTACAGATCACCAGTGTGAATCAAATCTACCAGTAGAAGACTGTGGAGCCGTTGCAGCACTTCTTTGTCAAGTTGTCAACCCATGTGGGAGGATAACTTGTGAGAAATGTCTTCAGCAAATTGAAGATATGACAACAAAGACATTTTTCTCGTTAGTTGCCGAACGGAGTCGAACTACAATCGAGATTCTTCGCACGAAGTTTCCGAGGTTTAAACACTCCATAAAGCTTATGGAACGCCTGATGAGCATTGAAGAGGACAATACAGCATTTGAATCTTTCAGAGAAGTAAGACTGCTGGTGGGTGAGAGAAATGATGGTGTGTTCCGACACATTAACAAGCTGAATGATTTGTGCGCACTCGGTAAACAAGCAGATGCTGATCAAATGAAGGCAATTGGAGCAAACTTGCTTGAAATTGCTAGGTTTATGAAAAATCGAACAGAACACACAAAAGCTGGCAGCTTACAACACTTTCGAAACAAGATTTCAGGAAAAGCACACGTCAATCCAACATTAATGTGTGACAATCAGCTTGGGAAGAATGGAAATTTCCTGTGGGGTAAGCGGGAATACCATGCTAAAAGGTTCTTTGCAAACTACTTCGACGTCATCATACCGTCTGAAGGTTATGACAAATTCATTGAACGCATTGGACCGAATAGCAAGAGAAAGCTTGCGATTGGAAATTTGATCGTATCCACAAATTTTGAAAAACTTCGAGTGCAATTAGAAGGCGAGCGGATTGAACCAGAATCACTCACTTCTGCGTGTACAAGCAAGCTTAACGGAAACTTCAGGTACCCATGTTGCTGCGTCACTTTAGATGACGGCAGACCAGTGTATTCAGATCTGAAAATGCCAACCAAAAATCATTTGGTGCTTGGTAACACTGGAGATTCGAAGTATCTAGATTTGCCAGTTGACACTGAGAACAAAATGTACATAGCGAAACAAGGCTATTGTTACATTAATATCTTTCTAGCCATGCTGGTAAATGTTGATGAAGAGCAGGCAAAAGATTTCACAAAAATGGTGCGCGACACCATAATACCTGCTTTGGGAACATGGCCATCAATGATGGATGTAGCCACTTCGTGTGCCTTCCTAGTGGCCTTTTACCCCGACACAGCCAATGCTGAATTGCCAAGAATCTTGGTGGACCACAAGAACCAAATGATGCATGTCATTGATTCATTTGGCTCACTGACGACTGGGTACCATGTTCTAAAAGCCAATACGATCACTCAACTAACCCAGTTTGCCAGCAATTCATTGGAGTCTGAAATGAAGCACTACAAGGTTGGTGGTCTTAGTAATTGCCAAGATATATCTCATGATGCGGCTCTACAACTCTTAATACATGGCATCTTTAGACCTAAATTTCTGAAAGAAATTTTGGAAGAGGAACCATATTTGCTGGTCATGGGCATTGTTTCCCCAAATGTGTTACTTGCCATGTATAACAATGGCGTTTTCGAGCAAGCACTGCAAATGTTTCTACGATGTGATCAAAGTTTGACAACTATGGTCGCTATATTGAACACCCTTGCAGTGAAGGTCTCAGGCGCCTCATTGGTAGTTGAGCAACACAGGATTATTCAAAGTCATGCTGGCTTAATCATGGATCAAATCTTCCGTGGCACCAGGCCAAACTTTTCATATATGACGGCGATTAACTACCTTTTGGTTGTTGATGCGCGTAATGAAACAGACGCAGGGTTAGAAGCCATAGGTTACCGAACCTTCTTTGAAGAAACCCAAGAAATTTGCGAAAAAAATTACATCGCACGATTGGAGGCTTCATGGGCCGGGTTAAGTTGGTTGGAAAAATCCTACGCAATTTGGCATTCAAGAAAGTACTTGCAATTCGGGCGAAGATTGCGCAAGTTCAAAAATACAACGCTCTCGAGTCCTGTCTGCAGCATGTCCATAACACAATGTGCAGGACAAATCACACAAAGCGTGAAGCAAACAGGCTGCAAAATCATCACTGGTGGAAGAAATGGCATGACAAAGCTCTATAGCAAGACAATGCTATTTTGCTTCAGCAGACTCCGCAAATTGCTTCCTGACTTTCTCAAGCTCTTGAACATACTTCTATGTTTGAGCGCATTAGTTGCAATTGCACAAGGAACAGCCTCCATGTTGAACGAACACAAAAGACTGAAAATGGAGATTGCGGAGAAGAAGTTTAAAAACAATGAAGAGCATTTGGTGCGCTTTAAGAATTACTATGACTTCTCTCATCCAGATGGGACTGAGGAGGATTTCTTGGAAACTCTGAAAGATTCAAGCGCGGAATTATATGGACACTACAAAGATGTTTATGTGGCTCCAAAGCCTGGTGTTGTCTTCCAAGATGCAAAATCCGATTCTCGAAAGATGGAGCAAGGCATAGCAATGATAGCTTTGATTCTAATGGTCTTTGACACTGATCGCAGTGACTGCGTGTACAGGACATTAAACAAATTCAAAGGAGTTATGTCATCGCTTTACGCGAAACCAGTTTCTTTCCAAAGCATAGATGATATAAAGCCAACACTGGAAGAAAAGAACATGACAGTTGACATAGTTCTTAGTGGGGATGATGCAGTTTCAACAAACACACAAGAGATCACATTTGAGAAGTGGTGGTCTCTCCAATTGCATAGGAATGCCGTACGCCCACATTACCGCACGGAGGGGAAGTTCATAGAGTTTACTCGATCCCAAGCAGCAGCGATCGCATTGCAGATTGCCCATGCCGATGAGAATGATTTCCTAATCCGAGGTAATGTTGGGTCAGGTAAATCAACGGGTCTACCTTTTCACTTAAGTAAGAAAGGCTCGGTACTTCTGATTGAACCAACCAGACCACTGACAGAGAATGTCACAAAACAGTTGAGGCATGATCCGTTTTATGCGAAGCCAACAATTCGTATGCGCGGTTTGTCAGCATTTGGTTCAGACCCAATAACAATCATGACCACTGGTTTTGCACTGCATTTCTACGCAAACAACATGGACCAGCTCAAAAATCTCGACTTCATAATATTTGATGAATGCCATGTAACAGATGCATCTGCCATGGCCTTCCGAAATTTATTATATGAGGTTGATTATAAAGGAAAGGTCATAAAAGCATCAGCAACCCCACCAGGCCGAGAAGGCGAATTCAAAACCCAATACCCAGTGGATCTTCGAGTGGAGGAAAGTCTTTCATTTGATGAATTTGTAACAGCCCAAGGTAAAGGGACTAACGCTGATGTAGTGCAACGTGGCGACAACATTCTTGTGTATGTTGCTAGCTACAATGAAGTCGACCAACTTAGCAAGTTGCTCATCGACAGAAAGTTTCATGTCACGAAGATTGACGGGCGAACCATGAAAATTGGTTCAACTGAAATCAAGACATGTGGTACCGCTGAGAAAAAGCATTTTCTAGTCGCAACGAACATCATTGAAAATGGTGTCACACTTGACATCGATGTTGTTGTCGACTTTGGAGTCAAAGTGCAACCCACGCTTGATTGTGACAATCGCATGGTCTCATACCGGAAGGTCAGTATATCTTATGGAGAGCGGATCCAAAGGCTTGGGCGAGTTGGCCGTCACAAAGCTGGCGTGGCCTTGAGAATAGGTCACACTGAAAAAGGGATTATGGAAATCCCACCAATTGTTGCGACTGAAGCAGCATTTTTATGCTTTACATATGGACTTCCAGTTACAACTCAGAATGTCTCAGTGAGCCTCCTTTCACAGTGCACCGTCAAACAAGCACGGACAATGGTACAATTTGAGTTACCAATTTTCTACACACAACACCTTGTTCGGTTTGATGGAACAATGCACCCAGCAATACACAACATTCTGAAGCGATTCAAGTTGCGCGATAGCGAAACAATTCTCAACAAACTTTCTCTGCCATACAAACAGACAGCAGTCTGGTTATCGGGCAAGGCATATAGGAACCTGATCGGCACAACATTGCCAGAGACCGTCAAAATTCCTTTCTTTGTGAAAGACGTGCCAGATAAGATGCATGAGGAAGTATGGGACGCTATCCAACAACACAAGCAAGATGCTGGTATTGGTAGGCTAACAATGGCACAAGCAACTAAGGTAGCATACACCTTACAGACAGACATTCATGCCATTCCACGCACATTGCGTATCATCGATTTGCTACTTGAAGCAGAGCAAACAAAGAAAAACCATTTTGAATCGGTTGCTTCACAAAGTTTGTCATCCACAAACTTTTCTTTGTCATCCATAATGACTTCTTTACGGAGTCATTACACACGGAATCACACTGCAGAGAATATTGAAATTCTCCAGAAAGCTAGAGCTCAACTTCTTGAATTTGCAAATCTTGGGCACGACCCCAGTGCAACAGAGCTAGTTAAGAATTTCTACTATTTAGAGGCAGTTGAGTTCCAAAGTCAAGCTGGTGTGGCACAAGCCTTGAAACTCAAGGGGATATGGAAGAAATCCTTGATCACACGAGACCTGCTCATAATCTTTTGTGTGTTCATTGGAGGTCTGTATATGATCCTTCTCTATTTCTATGAGACCTTCCATTCTGAAGTTAAATTTGAAGGAGCCAAGCACAAGAACCAGCGTCTCAGGTTCCGAAATGCCCGGGATAGAAAACTAGGATATGAGGTACATGCTGATGATGACACAATTGAACATTTCTTTGGTGCAGCATACACAGAAAAGGGCAAGAAGAAAGGAAAGACCCATGGCATGGGCAAGAAAAACCGGCGATTCACACACATGTATGGGTACGACCCAACAGATTACACTTTCGTCAGGTTTGTGGATCCATTGACTGGAAAGACCCTGGATGACTCGCCATACACCGACATTAACCTCATCCAACAAGCCTTTGGTGAAGAGAGAATTCGGATGATTGGCGAAGATGAATTAGATCCACAGCAAATCATGAACAGCCCAGGATTGAAAGCTTACTACGGGAATCAGACAACTAGGAAGGCATTAGAAGTTGATTTAACACCACACAACCCACTTCTAGTTGGTCGGAACACAAACTCAATCTCAGGGTTCCCAGAAAGAGAGGGTGAATTACGACAGACCGGCCAAGCACGACCGATCAATTTTGACCAGATTCCTAGGGAAGACGAAGTGTCATTTGAATCACTCTCCATGTTGCGGGGAGTTAGGGATTACAACCCGATAGCTTCAGTGATTTGCCAGCTAACGAATGAATCGGAAGGAGAGACAACAACGCTGCATGGAATTGGTTATGGTCCCTACATCATAACCAATCAGCACTTATTCAAACGCAACAATGGTAACCTGAAAATCATCTCACAGCATGGGACATTTCGAGTGCACAATACGTGCAACTTACCATTACTTCCAATCAAAGGACAGGACGTGCTAATCATGAGGTTGCCAAAAGATTTTCCACCCTTCCCACAAAGAATCAAGTTTAGAACACCCGAAAAGGGGGAGAGGGTTTGCATTGTTATGAGCAACTTTCAAACGAAAAGCATATCTAGTATGGTATCAGAGACAAGCCACATCTACCCAGTCCCTAATTCATCATTTTGGAAACATTGGATTTCCACCAAAAATGGGCATTGTGGCTCACCAATCGTGGCAACTAGAGATGGAGCCATCCTTGGCATTCATAGCATTGCAAACACAGACAACACTGGCAATTATTTCACCTGTTTTGGCGAAAAGTTCTCAGAGAAGTTTGATGAGCTAGTTGCCAATGGTGATTGGACTAAAGGTTGGAAATTCAATGCGAACACGATTGCATGGGGTTCGCTGTATCTAAAGGATAGTGTGCCTGAGGAGACTTTCAAAATCACGAAACTAATCCAGGATTTAGTTGGTGGTAGCGAAGTGTGTTTACAGGCAACAACTCAGAGCAAGAAGTGGATGTACGATGCACTTGAGGATAATCTCAGACCAATGGCCACAATGGATGGCAAACTGGTCACAAAACACACAGTTAAAGGTAAGTGCTCACTGTTTGCAACTTACCTACAAGTGGACCAGCAGGCACAACAGTATTTCACACCATTGATGGGCAGCTACAAACCAAGTCGTCTCAACAAAGAAGCCTACATTAAAGACTTGATGAAGTATTCGAGTGTGATAGACATAGGCTTGGTGGACTGTGAAGCATTTGAGAGAGCGGAAAGAAAGCTATACCAACGATTAGTGGAGTGGGGATTTGAGACTTGTGACTACATTAATGATGAAGAATCAATCCTTGCGTCACTCAACATGAAGGCAGCCGTTGGAGCTCTCTACCAAGGAAAGAAGAGAGATTACTTCCAGGGTATGGACAACCAATCAGTTGCTAACTTGATTAAGGCGAGTTGCAAGCGACTTTTCCTTGGCAAGTTGGGCATATGGAATGGTTCCCTGAAAGCGGAACTGAGACCAGAAGAGAAAGTGTCGCAGAACAAAACTCGTACGTTTACAGCGGCACCATTAGACACATTACTTGGTGGCAAAGTTTGTGTTGATGACTTCAACAATCAGTTCTACTCACTAAACCTTAAATGTCCGTGGAGTGTTGGAATGACCAAGTTCTACGGTGGTTGGAATTCACTGATGACTCAACTACCAGATGGGTGGTTGTATTGCGATGCTGATGGTTCTCAGTTTGATAGTTCTCTATCACCGTATCTCATCAACGCAGTGCTAAACCTACGCTTGTCATTTATGGAAGATTGGGAACTTGGCGAACAAATGCTCAAGAATCTCTACACAGAGATCGTCTACACTCCAATTGCCACTCCCGATGGAACAATTGTCAAAAAGTTCAAGGGGAACAACAGCGGACAACCCTCCACTGTTGTTGATAACACACTGATGGTTATTTTGGCTATGTATTATTCATTCGAAATCCATGACTTGAGTGAACACGATTGTGTTTTCTTTGTCAATGGTGATGACTTGTTGATAGCCATACAACCTGAAAAGGAGAAATTCCTTGATGGGCTAAGTGAGACATTTAGAACACTTGGGCTCAAGTACGACTTTTCGAGTCGCACAAAGAGACGAGAGGATCTATGGTTTATGTCACACTGCGCGATTAAGCGCGAAGGGATATACATCCCGAAATTAGAGCCAGAAAGAATAGTGTCCATCCTGGAGTGGGACAGATCATCTGAACCAACACACAGACTGGAAGCTATTTGTGCAGCGATGATTGAGTCATGGGGCTATGACCAATTAACCCACGAGATTCGTCGTTTTTACAAGTGGGTACTTGAACAAGCACCATATGCACAGCTGGCACAAGAAGGAAAGGCACCATACTTGGCTGAAAGCGCCTTAAGGAATTTGTACCTTGACAAAACACCAACTGAGTCTGAACTTCAACAGTACATCTCATGTTTTTATGAAGATGAATTAACAGATGAGCAAATTGAAGTTTATTTTCAATCTGATGTCAACGCAGGTGTTGGAAGGCCAAGTAAACAGCATGACCAGCCTAGCTCGTCACAACAGATTCAGCAGCAGCAGGCTGCTCCGCCCACACCTCAACATGGAGATTCCGATGTTAATGTGGGTACTAGAGGAACATTTAGTGTTCCGAGACTCAAGGGTTCAATTTCAAAGATGTCACTTCCAAAGCTAAAAGGTAAGCCAATTGTTAACTTGGACCACCTTTTAGGATACGACCCAGAACAAACAAGCATTTCAAACGCCAAAGCCACTCAAAGCCAATTGAGTGTGTGGTATGACACAGTCAAGGCCAGCTATGACGTAGACGATGAAGCCATGAAGATACTTTTGAATGGATTAATGGTGTGGTGCATTGAAAATGGCACCTCACCAAACATAAATGGCTCATGGGTTATGATGGATGGGGATGAGCAGATTGAATACCCCTTGAAACCGATTGTTGAAAATGCAAAACCAACACTGCGACAGATTATGATGCATTTCAGCGATCTTGCGGAAGCGTATATCGAGAAGAGGAATCTGAAAGAGAAGTATATGCCTCGATACGGCTTGATCCGCAATTTGACAGACATGACTCTCGCACGCTATGCCTTTGATTTCTACGAAGTGACTTCCAGAACACCTGCACGTGCAAGAGAAGCACATATACAGATGAAGGCAGCCGCTTTACGAAATGCTAGCACCAAAATGTTTGGTCTAGATGGCAACGTGGGGACGAAAGAGGAGAACACTGAGCGACACACAGCAGAGGACGTCTCCCGTGAGATGCATAATCTCATGGGTGTTCGTATGGTTTAGTCGCACTGGGCACCATTATGGCACCTCTACAAGTTATGTGCTATCTATGTAGTTTAGTAAGTTAATATCCGTCTCACTGCGGGCATCATGGTGTTTGCTACATGTATAGCGGTCCAGAAGGAGCTCTACGTGTATCCTCCCATGTAACCTCGTACGCTCTTTACATTTGGATTGGGTTTCTGGAGTGAGGTTTTACCTCGTGAAGCACATGTACACTTGTAAAAGAGG